GAGACCGTGCTCCGTGACCATTTGGAGAGCGACTAATGCCCGCACGTAAGACCGTTGACGACATGTCCGAAGTTCTCTCGCTGAACATCGACAGCCTGACCCTTGACGAAATCGACGCTATCGAAGAGATCATCGACGCTCCGCTAGACGCGCTCTCGAAGCCGGGCATGCGGAAGGCGAAGCTACTCAAGGCCATGGCCTACGTGATCAAGCGGCGCGATAACCCGGACTTCACGATTGAGGATGCGGGCAAGCTCCGTATTCAGCTCAAGACGAAGGCGAAGGCGGACCCTACCGGGACCAACGCGTAGTCACGTGCGCCCGCCTAGTAGGCCACTTCGAAGGGCTTACGTGGCGGGACGTCCGGTCCCTTGAACTGAGGGACTTTAACGCGTTGGTAGAGCAGATGACGAAGGACGTTGAGGCTCAGAACAACGAACACCGCCGGGCACCTTCCGGCCGGTCGAATGGGGAGCGACGAACCCCCGTAATGACGTAGGGGGAACCGTGGCACGTCCCATCACGATCACGCTGCTAGGCGACGTCTCGGACCTAGTGGATTCACTGGGCGAGGCTTCGCGGGAAGTTGAGGGGTTCGGGTCCAGGGCCGCGAAGGTGGCTGCCGTTGCTGGTGGTGGTATCGCTGCTGCCCTAGTGGGTGGCCTAGACGAAGCCATGGATCAGCAGCAGGCTACGGCGAACCTTGCCGCTCAGCTAGGCGCGAACCCGGAGCAGACGAAGCAACTCGGCGCGGCTGCCGGAAAGATTTACAGCGACGGGTACGGGGACTCGATCGAGTCGGCGAACGAAGCGCTTAAGAACCTTTGGCAACAGGGTCTAGTCCCTGCCGGTTCGACTGCCGCTGAGATGTCCAAGATTTCAGAGTCCGCGCTGAGCGTGGCAACGGTCCTGGGCGAAGACGTCGGCCCTACGGCTAACGCTGTCGGGCAGATGCTTAAAACCGGCATGGCGAAGAATGCACAAGAGGCGTTCGACATTCTGACGCGCGGTGCCCAGGTCGGCGGCAATAAGGCGGAAGACCTTCTAGACACGTTCAATGAGTATTCCGTTCAGTTCAAGAAGGTTGGCCTAGACGGCAAAGACGCAATGGGCCTGATCTCTCAGGGGCTCAAGGGTGGCGCGCGAGACGCGGACCTAGTGGCGGACTCGATCAAGGAATTTTCGATCCGCTCGATTGACGGCAGCGCTACGACGATTGCGGGCTTCAAGGCTATCGGCCTGAACGCAAACGATATGCGCGAGAAGATCGCTGCCGGTGGTCCAGCCGCGAAGGAAGCCCTAGGGGAGACCCTAGACAAGCTCCGGGCGATTCAGGACCCGGCTAAGCGCGCGGCTGCCGCAACGGAACTGTTCGGTACTCAGGCTGAGGACATGGGACAGGCTCTCTACTCGCTGAACGTGAGTACGGCTGTCGATGGGTTGGGCAAGGTTGACGGCGCGGCGAAGGCTGCGGGTGACCAAATGTCGAACACGGCGTCAAGCAATATCAAGCACTTCGAGCGGGCGCTAACTCAGTCCGTGGTTCAGGTGATCGGGTCGAAGGTGATTCCGGCACTGACCGCGCTTACGACCGGGCTACAGCCGGTTGTGTCCTGGGCCATGCAGTCCGCTAAGTGGATCATTGCCAACCGTGAGCCCCTGGCAATCGTCGCCGGAGTCATCACGGCGGTTCTGCTGCCCGCGCTGGTTCAGTGGGGTGTCACGGCCACCATTTCGGCGGCGGCAAGTGTGGCGGCGTGGCTGTCTAGTTCCGCGTCGGCAACGACCGGGGCGGCAAGTCAAGTGCTAGCTTCGTGGGCCGTGGTCGGCGGGTGGATCAAGCAAGCCGCTCAGGCAGTGCTGTCCGGGGCTATCACCGTGGGTGCGTGGGTGCTCATGGGTGTTGAGGCAATGGCTAACGCTGCCATCATCGCTGCGGCGTGGCTTCTGTCCATGGGTCCAATCCCGATCATCATTGCGGCAATCGTCGGCCTGGTGGCGCTGGTCATTCTCAATTGGTCCACCGTAAAGGACTGGACCGAGAAGGTATTCACGTGGATATGGAACCGGATTAAGGACGTTTTCAACCTGATCCTATTCCTGTTCAAGAACTTCACGGGTCCTGGGCTGATCATCAGTCATTGGAAGTCGATTATGAACTTCACGAACACGGCCTTTACCTACGTGCAGAACAAGGCGAAGGCGGGGCTTGACGCGGTTGTCAACTTCGTGAAGGGGCTTCCGGGGCGGATCGCTTCGGCCGGTGGTGCGCTGGTTAGCTCCGGCGACAAAATCGGCTCGAACATCATTAACGGAATCAAGAACGGCCTAGGTCGCCTAGGCGGGTTCGCTGCCTCACTCGGCGCGGTTGTTACCAACGCGACGAAGGGCGCGATGAACCACGTTATTGACCTGATGAACTGGGCCATCCCGGACAAGCTCGGATGGGGTCCGGTTGCGATCAGCATTCCCAGCAACCCCATTCCGAAGATCCGTGCCATGGGTGGCCCCGCGTCCGGCCTCACGAAGGTCGGTGAGCGTGGCCCTGAGTGGCTGAACCTGCCGAAGGGCTCTTCGGTCATCCCGAACCATGCCGGTCCGTCCGGTGGGGTTGTGGTCAACGTGCAGTCGAACGCTGATCCGTACGCAATCGGTCGTGAAGTGTCCTGGGCACTGCGCACGGCCCGCTAAGAGGTTGGGGGCCTACTCAATTGAGTAGGTCCCCTAGGAGGGGCTGAGCATGGCAGAACTTGACGAGTGGACCTGTTCCTACGATGGGCTAGTCATGGGGGAGGCTGACTCCGCAATCTCGATCGTTGGCGTTGACGGTTTGCTGACGCTGCCTGAGGTTCGGAGCGCGGATCTAACCCTGATCCAGCGTGACGGACTCTGGGCCGGTGACGACTACCTGAACGGCCGTACGGTCACTCTCACACTTGAGGTCTACGGGGACAGCCCGGAAGAGTTCACAGCGTCTCTCAGCGCCATACAGACGGCTTTCCGGCCCGGTCGCGCTGAGCTTCCCCTCACGTTCAACTTCCCGGGGCTTGCCGGGAACCTCACGGGTGTGGTCAACGTCCGTCCCCGGAAGCGCTCCGGCCCGCTTGACCTGAACTTCGCCTACCGGGTGTGCAATGTGGTGGTTGAGTTGTTCGCCACGGACCCTTACATCTACGGGGCAAGCCCGCGCACCGTGGGCCTTACCGGCAGCAGCAACCCGGCGGACCTTACGACGTTCACTGAGTACGGCGGGACTCCGGCGCTTCCCTCAATCGCCTTCACGGGCGCTACCAACCCCGTGATTACGAACCCTGTCACGGGCGAGTATTTCGGCGTGACGTACACGGGCTCTTTCACGGCGGACAGCGCAACGGAAAAGGTCACCACGGTTGGCGGGTCCGATATCACGGGCCTGATCACGGCCGGTTCTACGTGGCCGGAGTTCCCGAACGGGGATCACAGCTTGCACCTATCCAGCGGTACCGCTGTGATGACGTGGCTAGACAGGTGGGTGTAATGACCGCGCGCTACACGGTGGTGAACTACAACACGCGGAGTCAGGCAGTAATCAGCACGCTGCCTATCGCGGGGCTTTCGTACACGGACACCCTGAACGCGTCGGGTTCGGCAACCGTCACAATCCCGCTGAACGCCCCTGAGGCCAACGCCACGGACCTAGTGCCCGGCGGGTCCGGGTTCATGATCCTGAGGGACGCTGAGCCTGTTTGGGGTGGGGTTCTGTGGGGTGCGTCGGCGGACCTGGGCGCGGGGACGCTCACCCTGTCCGCTTCCGGCTATCACTCGCATTACAACAACGTGCACTTTGCCGCCGGTTACACGGCTACGGGGATGGACTCCGGCGCGATGCTCCGGGACTTCTTCGCACGGGCTAACGCTGGTGGCAGCAACGGCATTGCGACCGACGCTAGCGGCGTGGCGAACACCGGACAGCTACGCGATAGGAACTGGACGAAGTACGAATTTAAGTCCATGGGTGACGCGATCACGGAGCTTGCCGAAGAGAACAACGGCTTCAACTTCCGGTACCTGCCGCTGTACGGCCCCGGGAACACGACCGTGAAGAACCGCGTCATGATCTCCCCTCAGGGCGGTACGGACCTGGGGATCGTGCTTACGCACCGGGTGAACTGCAACGTCACCGGGGTTACGTACGACACGTCTTCGCTGGCAACCAACGTCTACGTATTCGGCGCGGACAACGGCAACGGCGAGAAGCTACTAGGCACGGCGATAAACCTTGATCTGTGGAACGCGATTCCGGCTAAGGACGTGGTCCTAACCTACGCGGACGTCAAGGAAACTCAGACGCTTCTAGATAAGGCGAACGCTGCGGCGAATGTGGGCCGGATGCCGATTGCGTCGCCGACGCTCACCCTTTACCCCGGCCTGTTCGACCCAACGACTTTCACTAACGGGGACTTCGTTGAGGTCGAGTGCGATTACGGCTATGTCGCGCTTCTCGATTCCTTCGCCATCACTGAGCGGAAGGTTGACGTTGACGACAACGGCACGGAGACCGTAACCCTTTCGCTTGCTAACAGGGAGCTATTCCTCAGTGGGAATTCAGACTAACGCCCTTCCGCCTTCTCTGGTGGCGGACCTAAACGACATTCAGAAGCGCATCACGTCCCTTGAGCGCAAGCCCGAACCGCTGAACCGCTTTGACCGCTATCCGTGCGTCGAGTGGACGGCCCAGGACCGGCCCCTAGTCGGGGGCAATGTTTGGTCTTCGGCGAGTATCGCGGACGTTACCGGGCTCACCTTCGATCGGGTCGAGTGCAAGTTCATCACGGACTTTCTCTATACCGGCAAGCGTGAGGCGGAGATCCGGCTAGCCACCTTCCGGCACTTCGGGAACGGCTCGAAGGCGTGCGTGAGCGCGTCCAGCGTGCTGAACCTCACCGGTCAGGCTTCCCGCGCGATCGGCACGGTTCTCATGCGCTGGATTCACGGCATCCCCTTCGGGTGGGACTACGCCGGAGACACGTCCGTCTACACCCTTGAGCTACAGCACCGGTACAAGACTGGCCCTGAGGCGTACGACCCGAACCACCTTCAAGTAGGTGCGTTCTTCCGGTACACGAAGGACGCGAAGGCTCCGGCTAGCTTCCTTTACACGGATGCTGACGGCGCGGGCGACATTGCCTTGACGGTACGGGACGGAAGCACTACCGCCGGGTGGGTAACCATTCCGGACGGGCAGGTAGACCCCAACGTAATCAACGGGTCGTACGCGATCAGCGCTATGCAATATTGCGTGGGGCTTCCGGCGGACCGAATTCCCGACGCGACTACGGCCGGAGTTGCCTACATCACGGGCTCAGGCTCTTCGTGGGGGCGCGCGGGCGACATTACCGAAGCCTACTTCTAGGAATCACGAATGCACCTAGCACAGTTGATTGCCACGGCGGAGAGTGCGGCTCCGGCCCTGCTCTTCGTCGCCTACTCACTACAGCGCTGGAAATCCGGCATGCGGGAAGCGTGGCGGGACGAAGCTGAGGCGTACAAGGCACGGGCTACCCGGCTTGACGCGGACGTGTCGATCCTGACCGCTGAGGTTCGCCGACTGAGCGACGAAAACGCCCTTCTACGCAACCGGATCGAAGACCTACTAGCACGCTAGGGACCTACTCAATTGAGTGGGTCCTGAGGGAGGCACCATGACCACCTATGCCCTACCGGCTGCCATCCCGACCGTTCGGGTTCACGGCACCTACGTTGGCCCGGACGGAAGCCCGCTAGCCGGTTCTGTCACCTTCTCCGGCCCTGGGCTACTGACCTTCGCCGGTTCTGATCTCTTCGTCGCTGGCCCGGTCGTGGCGAAGCTAGACGCGAACGGTCACTTTGAGGTGATCCTTCCGGCGACTGACTACGCGGACATGAACCCCAACGGTTGGTCCTGGACCGTGAAGGAAAACCTCACCGGGGTTACCGGGTCGCGCACTTACCCGCTTCTACTGACGTCCGGCATGGGGGAGATTGACCTAGCGGACGTCGCTCCGACCGATCCGGCCCCGCCTGTCTACACGCCCGTTCCGGGGCTCAGTGCGTACGAAGTTGCCGTGTCGGATGGCTTCGTTGGTACTGAGGTTCAGTGGCTTGCGTCGCTCAAGGGTGACCCGGGCGTAGTGACCACGGTCAACGGCAAGACCGGTTCTTCTGTCACGCTGGCCGCTTCTGACGTCGGGGCTATGCCTGCTACGAACACCGGAATTGCGGTTACGGGTGCAGCGGGCGGATACCGCTCATTCAACTTGCAGACTGCCGGTGTGAACCGCTGGCAAATTCAGGTGGACGACGGGGCGGAGACCGGAAGCGGCACGGGATCTAACTTCCGGCTGAGCGCGCGGGATGACGCGGGAGCGTTCAAGTACACGGTCCTTTACGCGGACCGGGCTACGGGTGCGCTGGCAGTCAACACCACCCTTCCGGTTACTTCGTCCAAGCTCAGCGTTGCGGGTGCGTTCGCTCTCAAGAATGTCGGTGCTCCGACCGTAGACGCGAACAGTGTTCAGCTCTACTCGAATGCGGGTACGGCGTGGGCTGTACGCAGCGACGGAAAGACAGTTGCGCTAGGCACGGGCATTGCAGCCGCTAGCACGTCTTCGGGCGCGTACGTGGGGCAGTACCGGGACGGCGCGATACCGGGAACCCTTGAGCGGTGGGACGGGTCCGCGTGGCAGGTGTATGACACGGGTTGGGTGGCGCTCCCTATGCCCACGGGCTATGTGTGGTTCAGCACGAACGCTCCCGCGCTGTCGATTCGCCGGACGGGCACCTTTGTTCAGCTACGTGGCCGGATCACGCGGAGTGCGGGCAACATTCCGGCAGCCGAGACGCTTACCGCGCTTATCCCCGTGGGCTTCCGTCCGGCGGGTCCGTCCGGTGGCTATGTGGAGTCTCAGTGCTCCACTAGCGCTGTCGCTCCGGCGTACACGGGAACCGTTCGAGCGGAAATCCGCACTACCGGAGATTTCATCATCGGTAGCGGCGTGGCCCTGGGGTCTAACTGGATCGGCTTTGGCGGCGGAACTAACTGGACCACTGACTAGCAGTATCGCCCCGCCCATTCCCGGGCGGGGCTCCATAGGAGGGGATTTCGCATGACCGTTTCTGGTATTGACGTTGCGTCGTATCAGTCGAGCACGTACAGCACTGCGGGGCTGTCCTTCGTCTTCGTGAAGGCGACGGAGAACACCGG